TCCATTGAAATTCTAGCAATCTCAAATCTACGAGCTTGAGTTCCACTTGCTGCGATATTAGTATTTATTGCCACAGTTTTTAATGGACCTACTGTGAAATCATCACCTAAATTAACATCACCATTAAAGGTCAATGTACCTTGAACAGTTAAATTATTTACATTTGATAACGATTCAGGGTCCATATAGTACCCAGTATTACTACGAGAATAGAAGATGTTAGCTCTTAAATCGTTTAGTAACGATGTTGAACCAGGTCTAACATAATAAGATGTGTTATCTTTATCGTAGAAGATATCTGCTCTTAAATCATTAAAGATGGATGTAGATGCAATATTTGCATAGTATCCAGTATTATCCCTATCATAGAATGTTTGTGCATACATTGAGTAAATTGCGGTAACATTACCACCCAATGTAGCATCGTTGTTATTGAGGTTAATTTCTAATGGCCAATATCCATTGTAAGTTCCCCAAGAAGTTGAATTGTTACCCGTTCCCCTTAAAATGTAGAAGAGGTTAGAGTTAACGTGAATCATTGCAGAACGATGGTCCGTGTCCTGCATATAAATTGTTGGGTTATTATTATTTATTGTAAGTTGACCAACCATCCGTATTGTACTCATATTCGAAGTAGAAGCAGGGTCGGTATAATAACCAGTATTATTAGAATCGTAGAAAATTGGTGCTCTAAAATCGTTTCTTGCTTCACCTCTACTATTGAAATATACATCAGCTCTTTGATAATACATCTCCATTGACCAGTATTGAGGTACTCTTTCGTTACCTTCACCCATACCAATCCAAGAATAACCATCACCTCTATATGTTAAGTGAAGTGCTGCTGCTCCCTTACCAGATTCACCAATGTGAACTGATTGGTAATATCCACTACCACCATTACCATCAACTACGATATGAGAATGACCACCACCATTTACCAATAGTTCGTTCATATGAGTATAGTTCATACGAGAAGTACTATTAGGGTTTACATAATATCCAGTATCATTGTAATCGTAAATTATTTGAGGTCTTATACCTTGCGATGATGGTATTTGGATAACATTACTTCCCTCACCAATATACATTGTTTGAGATGAGTTGTTACCATACCAATGTTGTGATTCAACTACATATGCTGAGAAGTCCCAACGAGGATTATTGTTAACATTGTTAACTAATTTTATTCTTTGTAATACAGATGTACCACCACCATCAACATATCTACCCGTATTGTTGATATCATAGAAAACAGGAGCCGAAACATCATAATTAGATACAATCGTTCTTTCACTTGTCCAGAATTCGTAAGGTCCTCTATAAGTGTTACCTTCTCTTCTTGAATATCTTGGAGGTCCCCAGAATGGCATTGCAATCATTGTGTTGTAATAGTTCGAACCATTACCATGATTACTAATCAAATAGTTATGCCATCCACTAAATCCTTCAAATGTGCCTGAACTTTGATTGAATGTAAATTCACTACTACCAAATCCAGTTATTGCAAGTGCTCTAGCTCTTGCGTTTATCGTACCAGCTACAGTTAGATTATTTAAGTTTGAAGTTCCCGCAGGGTCTAAATAGTATCCACTATTATTGTAATCTCTGAATAAAGTACCTCTTACTTCTTCCGTAAATACTGCTCTACTTGATAATGCTGCTCTAAACTGTCCGTTGTTGATAATTAATATACCATGGTCATTCAAGTTGTTAGCTCCACCCAATCCACCAGCATTTGGATGAGACCAACCAATACCATACATATTAGCGGTTGATGTACCAGCCGTATTTGGTTTGTACGAATCCCCCATCGCAAATACCAATTGTAAACGAGTGGATGTGTAGTTACCTACAATACCTTTACCATAATCGTTAAATACAATATTTCTATTGTAAGTTACTCTGGATGTGTTTCTTGTATCATGATATGAAATAAGTGAATCACTACCAGCATATCTACTATAATGGTATGAAGTATATCCACTATCCCAATACCAATGGTCACCATAACCATTTGATGAATTTTCACCAAAGTAGAAGTGAGCATCGCCACTATCAGTTGCCCATAATTTAAGAGTATCATTGATATTAGTTGTATCATTGTTACCATTACCTAAAGTAGTTGTACCTCTAGTCTCAAGACTATTTAATCTAGTTGTTGAGGCAGGGTCTACATAGTATGTTGTATCATTCCTATCATACATTATGTTAGGTCTAATATCATTTAGATATGATGTAGATGCAGGGTCTAAGTAATATCCAGTATTATTTGAATCATAATATCTCGTTGCGTATAAATCACCAGTGTTAGTATTCTGATTATATAACGCAGATACTTTCATAGTAATCGTTACCTTCTTAGTACCAGTTGGTTCAGTTGAGTTAGTAATAGATGTTACTCTATTTCTATCATCACCATTAGCATCTCTAACGTGTACTGAGAATGAGTTCCAATACGATACTCTTGGCCACCAGAATGCTAAGTTACCATTATTGTTGAATACCTTCATTTGAGAGAATCCAGCATATCCAGTATGAACACCACTATAATTTATGATGGTGTTAGCATATAGGTAACCCTGTGCGGTGAATCCAAATGGTGGGTTACCTGAATAACTCTTACCAGTTGCCTCTAATACAAATGATGCTCCATTAGTTGCAGATGATGGTATATCAGTTTGTACTAATGTACCAGATGTAAAGTCAGAACCAGAATGTGCGTATGTTCTTACATAATGCCCTCTTAGTTGTAAATCATATAATCTAGAGTTTGAATTCGGGTCTAAATAATATCCAGTATTATTCGAATCATAGAAAATTGGTGTTCTTATATCTGAATAGTGGTAGAAGTAATCAGAATTTAATCTTGCTTGCTCTGAACCATTTCCTGATACTCTAAGTGCGTATGAGTTATTACTCGCCATTCTAAGGTCGATACCATAATCATCATCACCAGTTACTTGAATACCCCAATCGTTATTGTTTGGTTTGTTAATCCATAAGATTGAATCATTACCAGACGCTTGATTATCAATACCATCCAATCGTAATCCACTCATTCTTGAGTTAGAACGAGGATTTACATAAAACCCAGTATCGTTAGTATCGTAGAAAATTGGTGCTCTAAAATCCCCACCAGCAGTTACAACTCCAGTAAAATATGCACCACCGGCAAATCCGATACGAGAATATGTAGAACCATTGTTTCTTAAAGCAAGGTGATGGTCGTATCCACTACCATACTCATAACCAATTCCGTACATATTAGCTAATGGCCAGCTTTCACCTATTGTCCAAATTACTTTTGATGATGTACCATTAATATTGTAATCACCCATCATACCACCAGCGTTATTACTAACAATATAATTTGAATACTTTAATCTACCATTAAATGTAGCTGTGTTAAGATTTGAATTCGATGCAGGGTCTGTATAATAACCAGTATTATTTGAATCATAGAATATTGGTGCTCTTGAAGAACCAGCTGCTTCCGTATTACCATTTGCATCCACTAACATTCTCCAAGTACCCCAACCACCATTTCGCCATCCTCTATTAGATGTAATAGCAAAACTATCGGAAGTTTGGTAATACCCAGTTGTCCAAGTTTGTGAAGTTAATGGTGATGAGAATAATAAACCAGGTCTATCAGTTCCACTAATACCACCCCCTCTAAATTCAGAAACAATACCCCAAGAATGATTCGCGTAAGTATTTTCAACCAATAGTGCAGTAGTGTTTCCTGCAGTTCCACCAGAACCTGTTTTAGTAACAGTTATTACCGGTCCAGTTACATTAACGAAGTTTGGTGTCCCACCTATGTTACCATTTAAGTTAGTGGTACCATTAACATTTAAGTTATTAAGTATCGATGTTGATGCAGGGTCTACATAATATCCAGTATTATTTACATCTCTAAATAAGCTACCTCTAAATTCACCAGTTGAGTAAACAATCTTATTGTTTCTTACTCTAAGGTAAGTACCATCGGTCATATACCAACCACCACCCCATCCGAAGCCAATTTCTTCATCTTTCATAAATGAAGCAGCGCCTCTACCAAATACGATAGCATCGTTGTTGGAAAGAAGTTGTAACGAACCATTAATGAATACTTTGTTGTTAGTTTTAGAACCAACTAATGGAGTGTTATCAACATTGGTGTATGAGTAATCAGTTGTACCAATTCCTACTAAACCAGCAGGATTCATTTGCATTACATCAGTACGAGTTCCAAAATTCTTAGTAAAGAAGTTTAATGAACCGGCAGACCATGCACCATTGTTACCAGCTCCTTCTTTCTTAGCAATAATACCTGCTAAGTTTACTGAATTACCAGCACCATCGGTTTCTCTTGATGCAAATACTAATGATGTAGTTGTTTGGTCTGCACCCCTATGGTTATAAAGAACCAATGCAGGCATTGAACCATTGATACCCGTTGAAGTATTATCTTGTCTTACAATTAATCTTGAAGTGTAAGTACCAGGGTTTCTATATGTGGCACCTTCCCATTGGTAGTGAGATTGTCCATTTGAGGTTTGACCCGTAATGTACTGATATTGTGTTGCTAATGCATTTAAGTTTGATGTAGATGCAGGGTCTAAATAGTATCCAGTATTATCTATATCTCTAAATGTACCTGCATCAAGATTACCAGCAAAGTTTCCAAGCTGAGCATAAACGTTAGACCATCTATATGATGATGTTCCTAAAAGTCTATTATTGTTACTATAAGGTCTGAAAGTTGCGTCCCATGCACCCTCTCTATTAAAGTAATAATTTCTATTTCCTTGGAAGTGAATCCAACCACTATTCATTGAACCTATATCAATGTATCCAGTGGATGTTTCAATTTTAATGGAATTACCACTACCTTCTCCAAGCCTAGTATTTGTATCGTTAAGATATACACTACCTTGTACCTGAATTCCATTATTATTAACTTCCAATCTTTCACCACCAGCAGTTACAACTCTCCATTGGTCATTCGTATGGAATCCCATATAAGTGTTAGTATCACCATTATGGTAGATATTATCATTTATATAAATGTTAGCAAGTATTGATGTAGATGCTGGGTTAAGGTAGTAGTTAGTATCATTGCTATCGTAGAAAATCGGTGCTCTCATATCTACCGTACTTCTTAGTGAATTCACAAAGTTTGTATCGGTATAATTCCAAGTATGAGTTATTAAAGATGCACCACTATATAATCTCCAATTTATATTAACGCCATTTGCATTACTACCATCTCTAAAGTGAGGATAATGATTACCATTTGCATCATATGCGTTGTAATATAAATGTCCGTTAAATTGGTTACTAGCATTAGTAAAGTTAGCGGCTCCAGTAAATGTTAGGCCACCAGTAGCCGTATCATCTGCATCACTTCTCAAGAATTGAGAAGCTTGTAATCCATCAACTAAATCAGCATCCAATCCAGAACCAGCTCCATCTGAAGTAGAAGTCCATACTTCTCTCCAACCTGGTGAATAACCACTACTTTGGTCATTATAGATAAATACCTTACCAGCAGAACCACCAGTGGTTGGTGCAATTGCTAATGCAGTAATATTTCCTCTTGTTGAATCTGATGAATTATCAGTCCAAGTTATCCAAGATGAACCAGCAGTTTCAGTAAATCTACCAGCATCAGTTAAATTGTAATTTCCAGCATAACTCCAAGAAGTTTTAAATACTGAACTATATGAGTCAAATGCCCCATCACTTTCCATTTCGGAAATTACTTGAGCAGTTGTTATATTTGGATTTGAACCATTTGTAAATGCCTGTGTTCCTAATGAACGAATATGGTCTAATGGAGTTGCCCCTACATCACCTGCATCTATACCAGTTAACGTACCATTAACTGTTAAGTTGTTAAATGTTACATTATCAGTTGTACGAACATTTTGGTTCATTACCCAAGCATATGGTGCGTTTCCAGAATGTAAGAATGGATATTCGGTTGTACCGGCACCTAATCTAAACACAACTCCATTATTGGCAGGTGTGTTGAGAATAATCATATCATCGGCATCATTTGATACACCGATTCTTAATTCATTTGCTTCACCAGAAGTAGATGTTCCGTATGCATGATATTGAATGTATGCAAAATCTGATGGGTGATTAATATTCGTACCATCTTTTTCAGATTCGAAGAATATACCACTTCTACCAACAGAGTTACCTTTTAATACAATGTTATCTGCGCCAGTAGCGTAATTAGATACTGATGTATATGTACCTCTACTTAAAGAACCATTTATGGTAAGTCCACCACTTAGATTCAAATCATCAAATGTTACATCATCAGTTGTACGAACATTTTGGTTCATTAAATAAACCTCAGTTGCACCCTGTCCAGTATCTACTGTGTTTGCGTAGAATGTTCCAGCTACATACATCGTATATGATGTATTTAATGTACCTTGTCCAAATGTAAAGTTACCACTACCATTTAATCCAAATACAGCTCTTGTGTTATTTGCATCACTCTCTAAGAAGTTTATTAAATGGTCTGAGTAAATTGATAAGTTATTCTCATTAGTAAACTTAGTTATTGCCCCAGCCGTAGCATTTAAGAATAATGTACCACCAGTAGCGTATATGTTACCAGCTGATTCAAAATTTGAATCTGAGTACCATCTATCGGATGATTCGTTCCAATAAAATTGCTTAGTTGCTGAACTACCTCTTAAAATTTCAATACCAGCGTTCTCCGATGGAGTACCAGTTGTAAAGTTTGAATTAAGAGTAATAATATTATCTGATAACTGGATTGTCTCCGTATTAACAGTTGTTTGAGTACCAGTAACATTTAAGTTACCAGTTAAATTTAAAGTTGAACCATCAAAAGTAAGATTACTTTCAACGTTTGCTGCACCATTACCAGAATACGTAAGTAAACCATTGTTAGTAGTACCAGTTAAGGATAGTGCTCCAGATGTACCACCAGAACCAGATGTACCACCAGAACCAGATGTCCCACCAGAACCAGATGTTCCACTTGTCCCACCAGAACCAGATGTTCCACTACTACCAGATGTACCTGATGTACCACTACTTCCAGACGAACCACCAGAACCGGATGTTCCACCACTACCAGATGTACCAGCGGTACCACCACTACCAGCTGAGGCTGATGTACCACTACTCCCAGACGAACCAGACGAACCACCAGAACCGGATGTTCCACCGCTACCAGACGTACCATCTGAACCAGTTGTACCGGATGAACCAGATGAACCTGATGTTCCTGCCGTACCACCAGAACCAGCTGATGCGGATGAACCACTACTTCCAGATGAACCACTACTACCAGATGTTCCTCCACTACCAGATGTTCCTCCACTACCAGATGTACCCGAAGAACCTGATGAACCAGATGAACCAGCTGCACCACCTTCACCACCTGCACCATCTCTACCCGATGAACCAGAGGAACCTGAAGAACCTCCACTTCCAGATGAACCACCAGAACCGGATGTCCCACCGCTACCGCTTGTACCACCACTTCCACTTGTTCCAGATGAACCAGAAGAACCACTCGTACCACCAGTACCAGCTGATGAAGATGTACCACTACTTCCAGAAGTACCACTACTTCCAGACGAACCAGAAGAACCCGAAGTCCCTCCACTCCCAGAAGTTCCACTACTTCCTCCACTTCCAGAAGTTCCAGAAGAACCAAATCCAGAAGAACCCGAACTACCACCAGAACCAGATGTACCAGATGAGCCTGATGAACCTCCACTTCCAGAAGTTCCAGAAGTTCCAGAAGAACCAGAAGAACCACCAGAGCCGCTTGTTCCAGAAGAACCATCTACACCAGATGTACCACCAGAACCAGATGTTCCAGATGTACCAGAGGAACCTCCACTTCCAGAAGTTCCAGATGAACCTGATGTACCACCAGAACCACTTGTCCCAGATGTACCACTAGTCCCACTACTACCAGATGAACCACCACTTCCAGATGTTCCAGAAGAACCAGATGAACCCGAGCTACCCGAAGTACCAGATGTTCCATCTATTCCACTTGTCCCAGAAGAGCCACCACTTCCAGATGTACCAGAAGAACCACCCGTACCAGAAGAACCACCAGTACCAGAAGTACCAGAAGTACCAGATGTTCCACTTGTTCCAGATGTACCAGCAGTACCTGCAGCCTCTTCCCACTCTGAACCTGTCCAACGATATATATTAGTATCTGATGTGTTATAATATATTTCACCAACTTCACCAGACGCAGGGTCTGATGAGTATGATGGTATTTGTATTGAATCTTTTATGGATACGGAACCAGTAAATTCTTGCTTGTCCGATATCGAATCTCCGAATTTATTTGAACCAGTTGCGTAAATTATTGATGATGAGATGTAAGTTGCCTTTAACTCAGTTGTTGTGATTGTACCCTCAACATTTAAGTTTTGAATTGTAGCAGTTCCCTCTACATCTAATGTGCTTATTGTAGCTGTACCATCAACATCTAATGTTTGTGTAGTTATAGTACCATCAACATCTAAGTTTTCACCTATTTTAGCTGAGCCTGTTACACCTAAATACTTTTCGGTTACAATTCCCACATTAGTAACTAAACCTTCGTTAGGAGAGATTCTAGCTATTGCTGAACCAGATTGTATTCTATTTATATCACCAACAGAATCAGCTGATATGTTTGTTAATCCACTACCATCACCCTTTATGAATGATGCCGATACTGTATTTGTTACTAATAGTGAACCTGTTATATCAGTATCAACATTTACCGAAAATTTATCTTCGGTTATAGTTGCATTTGCATCACCTTCGGCAATTCTATTGATATCACCAACTAATGCTGATGTGGGTATGTTGGTTATAGCGTTTCCATCACCTTGAAATGAACCACTAAAAGAACCACTAAATTCAGTACCAGTAATAGTTATACCATCGATGGTATCAACAATTATACTATCAGCAGTAATTGTAGATGTAACCACATCACTACCACTAAATACAGAACCAGTATATGAGATAGCTGAAATACCATTCTCAACCGATAATTCGGTATTAATACTTACCGAATCAGTAGATATATTTACCTGCGATTCTCCGTTTACATCTAATGATAATAAACTTTGACTGATTTGATTTAAACCATTAGGGTCTTTACCTGTGTATTTCATTCACTTTTTCTTTTATGTAATTTCCAATACCGATACAACCACATCTACTGATGAATTTACCGAAGATGTTACAGTTATTGAATCATTTGCCTCTAAAACCACCTTTTGTTCTCCACCAACTAAAATTGTTGATGAACCTTGAGGAAGTGTTGCTCCTTTTACTAAATATTTTGTTACTCCAGCCGAATTATCAGTTATCTCAACATCAACTTCGATGTTTTGTGCTATAATATTAGCCACATTTACTCCGATAACTGTTGCCGAAGTTGCCGAAGGACAGCTATAAACTAATAAACCACCCGTTCCGGCTGGTCCTTTTATACTATTTTTAAATGTATTTGCCATATTTTATATTTTATCCTAATGCTATTGCGAATGCGATTGCTGAATCCAATACACTTACCCCATCTACATTATATGAACCACCTTGTAATTCTATTGAACCAGAAAGAGCTATTGAACCACTTGATACGAGTACAAATTCGGTATTATTATCCTTTTCATAACCTAAATTAAGAGAATCTCTTACACTTAGGTTAGTGAACTCGGCCGTGTCTACCGAAATATCACCCTTAAAACTTCCAGTAAAGGAACCAGTAAACGAACCACTTAAATCAGCGTATGCCGATGGTGCTTGATTAATCGAACCCGAAAAACTTGGTGAATCTATTCTCATATCACTTTAAATCTATTCTTTGTAGATATAAATATAAAGTATTTATCTTTTACCTTCTAAGGTCGAGCAGGCCAGCTCAAAGAAAATGGATTTGATTGAGATGTTATATCTCTTAGGGATTGTCTATAAGTTTGCCAATCAGTTAATGAAGAGCCTGTTATTGGAGAGTCTTGGAATTGAGTCCAATCTGATTGGGATAGTAAGTTATCTCTTAAATCTCTAACTTCACCCCATTTTTCCTCAATTTTTGTTGAGATTTCTTCTTCAGAAGCGTTTGTTTCATTCCAAACTTGAATATACACCGAACCAGACAATATTGGTGTACTTTCTTCATAATTTTTTGTATAATCACTACCACATTCTACAAAATTTACAGGATATACGT